TTTTAAGCCCTGTATTTAACTTTATTGATTTAGGAATAAATGGAACACCTGATGGTTGGATTGAATTAGATAATGTATCTATAACAACTACATTATCTTCAGGCTTCGTCTCCAAATGGTATGACCAGTCAGGCAACGCTAACCACGCAACTCAGACGGATGCAGCAAGTCAGCCTAAGATTGTTGATGCTGGGTCTTTGTTAAATGAAATTAAGTTTGATGGGGTTGATGACTTTATGCTGTCAGACGTATCTACATCTGGAGATGATACTACAGTTCTAGTTGCAAAAAACAATTCTACGACTGGCGGTAGTTTATTTCTAGATAACCAATCTGTAGGACCAAAAGCTCTTTACGTTACTAGCACCAAATTCCAAGCGTATTACGGAGCTACATCTGACTTAAATTACGGAAGTTTAAACAATGACGAAAACCTGCATTTTATTTCAACAAATGCAACTAACTCCAACAACAGATATGGGTCATTAAATGGAATTGTTGATTTATTAGATGCAGGGACACGTAATTATTCAGCACTAAGCATTGGAATATCAAGAACAGGCACTAGCCCTTTAAATGGCTCAATTAAGGAACTAATAATCTACAACTCCGACCAAACGGACAACCGAACAGCCTTTGAAGCTAACATCGGGGAGACCTACGGCATTGACCTACCATCTGGAGTAGACACAGGGTACGACCAAGTGGACGGCTTTGTGGAGACTTGGTATGACCAGTCAGGTAACGGCAATGATGCTGTGCAGGCAACTGCTGGAAGTCAGCCTAAGATTGTCGATGCTGGTGTTTTGGTAAGTGGCGGGATTGATTTTGATGGGGTGGATGACGGACTAGAGTTCAACGAGGGGTCTGTAATCACAAATATGGATGACTTCTCATCCTTTATAGTTGCTAAGTCAAGTATAACAGCAGGAACTAAAGTTGCAATAGCGGTATCAAGTTATACACCTAACGCTTCTCGTTGGTATGCACCCATCATTACTGGTGGAAACTTTAATTTTGGTTATGCAGGAAGCACGACAGCACTTTCCCTTGGAGCAGCAGATACCGACGAACACTTGTTCTCGGCAACTGCTGGAACTACCACAGCAGAGGCTTGGAAGGACGGCACATCGGGCGGAACGATTTCATCTGTTACAACAAGTCCATCTGCGGTTAATGGAAAAAACATAGGCGCATTTGAAAACAGCGCATATTGGAACGGCTTCATTAAAGAAATAATCATCTACAACTCCGACCAATCAGCCAACCGTGTAGCCATCGAGACTAACATTAACAATCAATACGACATTTACTAATGCTTTACTTGATATACGAAACTAAAGAGGCAGCCATTGATCGTGCTGACGAAGAGGGCAAGTACCTTGACTTCGATTACTGGCGTGAAGACAACGGTAAAGGTACACGGTGGCTCACGTACCCCGATGAAACAATTGAATACAAGTGGGCATTGGACGTAACTGAATACGAGTTGGACTCCCAGGAGGAAGCTGACGTAGTGCATTCCTACACACCTTTACCTCAACCACCTGAAGGGGAATAACAATGGATGATATCGTGTACAAATCTACAATCGGAACAGGGGGCTTTATCGCTACTATCGAACTCGGTCACATCAATGAATTACTAGGACTAGTTGTGGGTCTAGCGACCCTAGTCTATATGACGGCTTCGGCAGTCAAAGTAATCAAAGAACTGAAAGACAAATAATATGAACTTAGAACTACTAGCAATGCTCGGAGGCGGCGTAAGCGGCTTTGTAATGAAACTGATCGCAGCACAGACAGAGGCGCAAGCGCGCAGCTTTGAAATGATGATCAAGAAGCAGGTGGCGGCAGATGACTCCGCTGATCGTGCAGCAGCTCGTGGTGGCGTCTGGGTGCGTCGTGTATTTGTCGGATTCATTCTTTTTGCAGTAATCGTTGCTCCATTTATTCTTTCCCTTACATCAACCCCGGTAACAGTCGAAAAGGAAGGCCTGGGCGGCATTTTTAAACTGCTTGGATTCGGTGCAAATAGCTGGGAATCCTTACAGGGTTTCGTACTACTTCCCGAAGTTCGCCAGGCTATGCTCGCCATCGTAGGTTTCTACTTTGGTTCTTCTCAAGTAAAATAACGCGATTATTCGGGCTAAAGTTTTCTGCAAAAAAAGTGCTTTGATGTATTGACAAAGCACTTTGCGTTGCTACTTTGCACCATAACGCCAACCATTGACCCCACAGCCTGCCGAGAAATCGGCGGGCTTTTTGGGTGTAACATATCAATTAATTATGACAGATTTATCAAAGGTCTTGCCGACCAAATCGGCTACAGTTGAAGCAATCGAATCCTATTGGAAGCAACGCGGCACAAGCGAGAAGCCTCGCAATTATCTTGGCGCATCAAGTATCGGTGCTGAGTGCAGTCGTCAATTGTGGTATAACTTCCGGCATTGCAGCACATCAAACTTTGACGGCAGACTTTATCGGCTATTTAATCGCGGCCATCGCGAGGAAGCGACATTTGTTGAAGAGCTGCGCGGCATCGGCTGCGAGGTTCATGAGTTTGACAACGATGGCAACCAGTTTGAAGTAATTGCATGCGACGGCCATTTTAAAGGTCACACTGACGGCGCTGCGCTTGGCGTGCCAGAAGCGCCGAAGACTTGGCACTTGCTTGAAATGAAGACAGCAAGCGCAAAGTCATTTGCCAAAACAAAGCGCGACGGCGTTGAGAAAGACAAGCCGCAGCATTATGCGCAGATGCAAGTTTACATGCACTTAACAGGCTTGAAGCGTGCTTTGTATATGGTTGTCAACAAAGACAACGACGAGCTTTATACAGAGCGACTCAAGCACGATAGCAAGCGTGCGCAGTCTTACATTGACAAGGCGCAGATGATTATTAATGCATCGACGCCACCAGAGCGCATCAGTGACAGACCAGATTCATGGGCATGTAAATTTTGCGATGCTAAAGAGCTTTGCCATGGCACAAGCGAAGACATCGCCGTGCCAGTGCCATCGCTTTCTTGCCGCAATTGTGTCTATTCTACGGCGTCACAAGACAGCAAGTGGATTTGTGACAAGACTGGCAACGAAGCGAAAGCAGTTTGCGACAATCATTTGTTTATTCCGGCGCTTGTCGGATTTGCCGAGCCGACTGACAGCCTTGAAAACAAAGACGGCAGCGCAGTCATCGAGTTTACAAGCGACGACGGTACGGTATGGCATCATGGCAATGATCGCGATGCTGGGCAATTCAGCAGTCACGACTTGATAACGCTGCCGCGCAACCTGGTAACGTTGCCAAATGCTAAGAAAAAAGAAGCATTGCACAATCTAGAAGCGCGATATTCAACTGCGCTTGATAACGTTGAAAGCATCTGGCGTGGATCAGTTGACAATGTGCGCGATGAATTTGAAAAACGCTACAATGTGCCGATGAGCAACCCAGACGCGACGCAAGACGGCGACGGCTGGACGGCCGCAGAGTTTAGGCCGCACTGCTGCGTAATAGTTTACGGCAATAAGGCCGAAATCAGAGAAGACAAAAACTAATGAATACTAATCAATTAATCACATTGATTCGCCAATGGGGCGAAGACAAAAACATCACTGGCCCAAACGCCAAAGCAACAAGCTTGACGCAATATTTAAAGCTGCACGAAGAGTGCGGCGAGTTGCTACAAGGCTTGATCAAGCAAGACCATGCAGAAACAATTGACGCAATCGGTGATTGCGGCGTCGTTCTCATTCTACTTGCACAGCTTGAGGGCATATCATTTGAAGAATGCCTGCAAAGTGCATACAACGTAATTTCACAACGCACTGGTCGAATGATCGATGGGTGCTTTGTAAAAGACAAATAAACCATAACATCAAAAAAGATATGACAATAAAAGAAGCAATCAGACAGGCTGAGGCAGATATCGAGGAAATTCTCGATTGCTTGGAAGCCGATTACAATGTGCGTGCGTATAGTATACGCATCACATCCACACGCGGCAAAGATGCCGAGGTGATGATCAACGAAGATGCAAAGGGAGGACGCTACTCATGAGCTTTGACCTTTCATCTATTAAAAAGGGCGTGCAGCATAAAGCTCCGCGCATCGTGTTGCTTGGCGTCGAAAAGATTGGCAAGTCAACATTCGCAGCCGGAGCAGACAATCCTATCTTTCTACCTATTAAGGGCGAGGAAGGCGTTGACGACTTGGACGTGGCAAAGTTTCCACGTGCTGAGACATTCGACGATGTCTTGCAAGCAGTGCGCACGTTGATCAAAGAAGATCACGAGTTTAAAACGTTTATCATTGATAGCGCATCTGCACTTGAGCCAGTCATATGGTCCAAGCTATGCGAAGAAGCAAACGTTGAGAGCATCGAGAAAGTCGGCGGCGGATACGGTAAAGGCTATATTGAGGCGGCCAACAAATGGCGCGACTTGATGGAAGGCTTGGACCGTCTACGCAGCAAGGGCATCACAGTCATCTTGATTGGTCATGTCAAAGTAAAGCGATTTGACGATCCGCTTGGCGCGTCGTTTGATCAATATCAATTTGACTTGCATGAAAAAGTCCATCTTGCATTGCAACGCTGGGCAGACTCGATCTTGTTCGCCAATTCTGAGACAGTCGTTAAATCCGAAGATGTCGGCTTTAACAAAAAGAAAAAGACTGGAAAGGACATAACTGGCACGCGCTACTTGTTCACGCAAAAGCAGCCAGGGCATCCTGGCGGCGGGCGTGGCGTCTATGGCAAGTTACCTTACAAGTTACCTTTATCATGGGAAGCTTTCACAAACGCGGCATCTGAGGTCGCAACAACAACAACTAAATAGAAAAGGAATAAATAATTATGGCAGATATAACATCACTAATGGGCGGCTTCAACGCTGACGAATACGAAGAGAAACCAGAGTTTGACAACTCTCCTTTACCAGAGGGCGAT